TAGCCGAAGCAAATTTCAAGATCGTCAAGGCGCGTGTTCGGGGTGGTAAGATTCAGCGAAAGAAGAAAGTTGCAACTCGTCCCGGCTACACAATTCGTAACGGCAAGCTTGTACGTATGTCATCGAAGGAACGCCAGAAGCGTAAGATGGCTGCACGCAAAGGTAAGGTCAAGCGCAAGGCAAAGATGGCACGTAGCATGATCAAGCGTAAAAGATCACTTAGAAAGAGACAATCCCTAGGGGTATAACGAGAATGAAACTCATAGTAGAAACAATTCAGGACGTAAAGGTACTCACCGAAGAAAAGAACGGTGTGAAGAGCCTGTACATTACTGGTCCATTCCTCGTAGGTGAGCAAAAGAACCGCAACGGTCGCGTATATTCCAAGTCCATTCTTGAGCGTGAAGTCAAGCGTTACAACGAAGAGTATATCTCTAAGAACAGAGCATTCGGTGAATTGGGTCATCCCGATTCTCCATCAATCAATCTGGATCGTGTTTCACATCTGATTGTGAACATGCGACAGGAAGGCGCACAGTTTATTGGCAAGGCAAAGATTCTGGAAACCCCTATGGGTAAGATAGCAAAGTCCTTGCTAGAAGGTGGTGCGTGTCTCGGTGTGTCTTCACGCGGTATGGGTTCCCTCAAGGAAGTCAACGGCGTGAACATGGTCCAAGATGACTATTATCTCGCTACAGCAGCAGATATCGTGGCAGATCCATCCGCTCCCGGTGCCTTTGTACAGGGCATTATGGAAGGTAAGGAATGGGTTTGGGACAACGGAATCGTCCGCGAGGTCGATGTTGTCGAAATGTATGATGAAATCAAGAAAGCAAAGTCACGACAGATCGAAGATATCTCTCTGAGGATCTTTGAGAATTTCTTGTCAAAACTTTGAGTTTACTAAATAGCAATACCCTAACAGGAGTTAGAACATGAGCAAGTCCCTATCTGAATCTGCTGCCGAAATTCTCGCAACGTCCCTTGGTTCTACCAAGAAGGATCCGTTAGTTGCTGGTCCCGGCGCAGGAGCGCAAGATCTTGGTGGTCAAACACCAACCACTCCACCAGAGGAAACCGCATCCAAGGCAACGGCACCTGTTAAGGTTGCTGCAAAGCCCGGTCCCGGTCAGAATGTAGCACCTTCCGTAAAGGAAGATGCATCTACTGAGGAAGAGACTCCTGAGTTGACCGAAGAAGAAATCGACGCCTATCTCGACTCCCTATCAGAAGAAGAGCTTGCAGAACTTGCAGCCCTATCCGAAGAAGAGACTGACGATGAAGATGCAGTCATCGAAGAAGCAAAGAAGTGTGATGATGATGACGAAGAAGACGAAGACGAAGACGAAGACGAAGATGACGACAAGGAAGTGAAGGAAGAAGTAACTTCCGAACTAACCGAAGAAGAAGTCGCAGCCGCTCGTATCGAAGCCCTCAAGTCACTCGTCGCAGAAAATATGGGTTCTTGCAAGGATGATATCGACGAACTGTTCAATGGTGAGTCGCTGTCCGAAGAATTCAAGACCAAGGCTGTCACTATTTTCGAAGCTGCCGTTCGCGCTCGCGTTGAAGCGATTGTCGAGAAGGTTGCAGCCGAGAATGAAGCAATCATGGAATCCACCGTATCTGATCTTGAAGAGCAGATGACCTCGCAGGTTGACGAATACCTGAACTACGTGGTCGAGCAGTGGATGGAAGAAAATAAGTTGGCTGTGGAGACTGGTCTGCGTGCAGAAATCGCAGAAGACTTCATGGCAGGACTCAAGAACCTGTTCACGGAACACTACATTGAAGTTCCAGAAGACAAGGCTAACCTAGTCGAAGAACTTGCCGCGCAAGTATCTACTGCACAGGAAGCTCTGGCTGAACAGGTCAAGAAGTCCGAAGAATTGACTAAGGCTCTCAATGAGTCTAAGGCACAGGAAGCCCTACGCAAGATTTGCGAAGGATTGACCGAAGTGCAAGTCGCAAAGATTAAGGCGCTCGCAGAGGGCGTAGAGTTCACCACAGAGGGTGAGTATTCGCAAAAGCTCGCAGTGATTCGCGAGAATTACTTCCCATCCGGCAAAAAGGTAAGTGAAGCACCACAGGCTCTCGTAGAGACTGATGCCAAGGAAGTAAGCCCTGTAATGGATCGTTATGTACAAGCAATCAGCAAGACGCTTGCGCGTTAAGCTAATCACTAATCCTCTAAGGAGTTAAACCAAATGTATCTTTCAGAAACTTATGTCCAGAAGTGGGCACCAGTCCTTGACCACCCTGAATTGGCTGCAATCAAGGATCCATACAAGAAGGCAGTTACGGCTGTTATTCTTGAAAACCAAGAAAAGGCAATGCGCGAAGAAGCTGCTGCCTATGGCAACATGTTCGAAGCCGTGCCTAACAGCGTCGGCGGCGGTATGTCTCCTGTCGTTGGTGGCGAAACGAACATCAAGGGCTTCGACCCTATCCTCATCGGTCTGGTACGTCGCGCACTACCTAACCTGATGGCGTATGATGTTTGCGGCGTCCAGCCTATGACTGGTCCTACCGGACTGATCTTCGCAATGCGCAGCAAGTACGCTAACACCGTGGCATCTTCGAACACCGACCTACAGGGTCGTCCAGAAGCATTCTACAACGAAGCTAACACCGCATGGGCAGGTACCGGTACTCACACCGCAGCCGTCCTCGGCGCTAATATCGGCAACGTTGTGCTTGCTAACACTGGTACCGGTATGGATACGGCAACAGCCGAAGACCTAGGCACCACCATGGCGCAGATGGGCTTCACGATTGACCGCGTATCCGTCGTCGCTAAGAGCCGCGCTCTTAAGGCTGAGTACACGCTTGAACTCGCACAGGACTTGAAGGCAATTCACGGTCTTGACGCAGAAGCAGAACTCAGCAACATCCTCTCGACTGAAATCCTTGCGGAAATCAATCGTGAAGTTGTTCGCACGATCTATGCAGTTGCTAACGTCGGCTACACTGGCGTTTCCACCCCAACCTTCAACCTGAACAGCACCTCTGACACCAGCGGTCGTTGGGCAGTTGAAAAGTTCAAGGGTCTGCTCTTCGCAATCGAACGCGCAAGCAACAAGATTGCTAAGGACACTCGCCGTGGCAAGGGCAACATTCTGATCGTCAGCACGGACGTTGCATCGGCACTGTCGATGACCGGTCTGCTCGATTATCAGGGTGCACTTACCAACAACACGAACCTCGCAGTGGACGACACTGGCAACACCTTCGCAGGTACGCTATTCGGTCGCCTAAAGGTCTACGTGGATCCATATAGTGTAACGGGTACGGACTACGTTATCGTCGGTTACAAGGGCGCAACCCCTTATGACGCCGGTATCTTCTACTGCCCATACGTTCCGCTACAGATGGTTCGCGCTATCAACCCTGACACCTTCCAGCCTAAGATCGGTTTCAAGACCCGTTACGGCTTGGTTGGCAACCCATTCCAGAACTCTTCACAGGGCTCTGACAATGCAGTGTCTGGTACGCTGGCAAACGGAACGAACACTTACTACCGTAAGTTCCAAGTTCTGAACCTCGTCGGCTAATAACGACACACTATAATAATCAGGGTGAAAACCCAAGTGACTCAGGGGCGGTTCGAAAGGACCGCCCCTTTTTTGTTGTTCCTAAATAAGGTATGATCCTTCCCAAATCAGGTATGATTCCATGGGCGCAATCGAACGCAATCCATCTAATCGCGATATCCTACAGTCCACGAAGTTCAAACTCAACTTCATGCGCTTGCCGGGATTGACTTTCTTTTGTCAAACCGCAAATCTTCCCGGTATCTCGCTAACCGAAATTCAGCGTCCTACGCCGTTTGTCGATCTATGGCAACCGGGAGAAAAGGCTATCTACGATACCCTGAACGTGACCATGCTCGTAGAGGAACGTATGGGCAGTAGAACAGTCCTGCGTCATATGGGGTTGGACCCTTGTAACCGACAACCACGTAGTCCGATCCAGTGATGGAATAAGGATCAACGTAGACCTTTAGGCGTCCGAATAGCGTACCTGCGAAGGTGTTGCCAGTGTCGTCAACTGCTAGGTTGGTGTTGTTGGTTAGTGCGCCCTGATAGTCAAGTAGACCAGTCATTGACAGAGCCGATGCTACGTCAGACGAAACGATCAGGATGTTGCCCTTACCACGGCGCGTGTCCTTCGCAATCTTGTTGCAAGCACGCTCAACCGCGAACAACAGACCCTTGAACTTTTCAACTGCCCAACGACCGGACGTATCCGTTGCTGATGCTAGGTTGAAGGTAGGAGTCGTGATGCCGGTATAGCCGATGTTTGCCACAGCGTAGATCGTGCGAATGACTTCGCGGTTGATTTCTGCTAGGATTTCGGTGGACAGGATGTTGCTGAGTTCTGCTTCTGCGTCAAGACCGCGAATTGCCTTCAAGTCCTGTGCGAGTTCAAGCGTGTATTCAGCCTTGAGTGCGCGGATCTTAGCAACAACGCTGACACGTTCGATGGAGAAGCCCATCTGTGCCATGCCGGTGCCAAGTTCTTCACCATATGCCGTAGACATACCGTTACCGGTGTTAGCTAGGGTGGTGTTTGCGTATGCGGTCAAGTTAGCCGAGTTGGTGTTGGCATTACCCATACCAGTTGTCGTCAAGAAGCCCGTACCATGTGCGCCGTTTCCGG